GGTTTATACTATATCAAACAGGATGAAGATAGAAAGAAAAAAAGGAAAAAAAGAAACATTGCAGATATGATGTTCTTCGGACACTAAAGTTGCTTCTTATTGGGCAACTTTAGCTTATCCAACCATGAAGAATTTAATATTATATTAGAAATATTTCGAGGAAATATTTTTTGGTATATCGTCATATCTTTATAGAGGAGGCGAAAATATGCGTGCAAGTCGTGGTGAAATAAAAATAGAAGAAATATTACAACAAGCAGGAATTCCTTTTCAAGAGGAGTATTCATTCCCTGATTTGCTAAGCTCAACTGGTCATCCGCTAAGATTTGACTTTGCAATATTTGATGATGAAGGAGAACTTGAGTTCTTAATAGAATATCAAGGTATTCAACATTACCAAGCAAAAAGTAAATTTGGTGGTTATACAGGTTTGCGCAAACAACAGCTAAATGATATGAGAAAGCGTGAATATTGTAGAAAACATAATATAATTCTTATAGCAATACCTTATACAGACGAAGGTCGAATTACATATGATTATATTATGAATGCTTATTATGAACTGGGCGGTTACTAATAAACTTGACAAGATTCAATATTTATGATATACTATAAAAGAAAAAGGAAGAAAGGTAAGGTGTCGATTTTGATAAATAGAAAAGAAGAAATTAAGAAAAAAGGTTTCTCTATCGCTCTTGCGAGTGACACCAGAGCAACTCAAAGTCCTTTTGAAAACGTTGACTTTTCAAAAATTAAAGTTGGCGCAAAAACTTTAGACGATGCAATTTATACCTTAGGAGATCTAAAGAGAATAGATAAAACATTAGCAGATAAAAAAGAAATATTAAGAGCTATGCACACTTGTGATTATGCTAAATTAAGAGAAGTATCAAATTTCTTTTATAAAACAAGTGGTATATATTCAAGACTTTGTCGTTATATGGCATATCTATATAGATATGATTGGATGGTTACCCCATATATAAATGCGGAAGACGCAAAAACAGAAGATAAAGTATTGGATAAATTTTATGATGTATTATTATATCTTGATAATTTTGAAGTAAAAAAATTCTTTGGAGAAGTTGCTTTAAAAGTTATTAGATATGGATGTTATTATGGATATTTAATTCCCGGAGTAAAAAGAATGAATGTTCAAGAGCTACCTGCTAATTATTGTCGTTCTAGATTTATGGTTAATAATCGTCCAGCAATAGAATTTAATATGAAATTTTTTGATGACTATTTTAGAGATACAACTCAAAAAATTAAAATGTTAAATTTATTCCCAAAAGAATTTAAAAAAGGTTACATTATGTATAAAGAAGGTAAATTACCACCTCAATTCGCAGGAGATACAAGCGGTTGGTATTTACTTGATCCAGAATTTGCTTTTAAATTCAATATTAATGGGGAAGATTTTCCAGCCTTTATTTCTGTAATTCCAGCAATTATAGACTTAGATGAGGCAAAAGAATTAGACCGTAAAAAAATGGCTCAAGAATTATTAAAAATCATAATTCAAAAGATGCCATTAGATAAGAATGGCGACCTAGTATTTGACGTTGATGAAGCCGCACAATTACATAATAACGCAGTTAATATGTTAAGTAAGGCTATTGGTGTAGATGTATTAACTACATTTGCAGAAGTTGATGTTGAAGATATGGATAGCGATAGGTCTAGTGCGTCAAGAGACGATTTAGAGAGAGTTGAAAGAACTGTTTATAATGAAGCAGGTGTATCTCAAATGCAGTTTAATACTGATGGAAATATTGCTCTTGAAAAATCTATATTAAACGATGAAGCATCTTTATATAATTTAATTACACAATTTGAGCAATTCTTAAATGTTATAATTGACAAATTTAATAAACAACCTAAGAAATTCTATTACAGATGTCAAATATTAACAACAACTATTTATAATTACAAAGAAATGGCTAAATTATATAAAGAACAAATGCAAGTAGGTTTCAGTAAAATGTTACCTCAAATTGCATTAGGACAATCTCAAAGTTCTATCTTAGCAAATGCTTATTGGGAAAATGATGTCTTAGATTTAATTAACGTATTTATCCCACCATTAATGTCTAGTACAATGAATGCGGAAGCTCTTGCTATGACAGGAAATAAGGAGGCTAAAAAGTCTATAGGCGGAGAAGGAGAAAATCCTGAAGGCGGTAGACCTACTAAAGAGTCTCAAGGAGAGACTGTTTCGGATAAAACTATCCAAAATAAAGAAAGTCAGAATTAGAAAATAGGACAAAAACTAATAATAAGAAACCACGTTATTTTATATTATTATAAGTGGAAGAAAATTATTAAGAAAGGAAAGATGATATATGATGCATCAATCAATTGCGACAATTGATTCTCCTGAGTTTATTAATTTACAACCGCTAGAAATTAATCCGCTAATGAGTAGCTGTGAAATCAAGGTATTATATCTTGGTCAAAACAGAAATCATAGTTATATAACCAAAGACGTAGCTACTGAGATGGCGAAGACTCTAAGAGGAGCTCCAATTGTTGGATACTACAAAGAAGAGAAAGAAGATTTTGCAGACCACGGTGAAAAAATCATCTTCGATGATGAAGGTGTCAAATTTGAATGCATGACAAAACCTTATGGATTTGTCGCACCAGACGCAAAAGTTTGGTTCCAAAAATTTGAAGATACTGATGAGTTTGGTAATATAGTAACTAGAGAGTATTTAATGACTACTGGTTATTTATGGACAGGTCAATTTGAAGAAGTAAAATCTGTCATTGATAAAGGTAAACCTCAATCAATGGAATTAGATGAAGAAACTTTAGATGGACACTGGTCAACTGATAGCAAATCAGGCATGGATTTTTTCATTATAAATGATGCGATATTTTCGAAATTATGTATTTTAGGTGACGATGTAGAACCTTGCTTCGAGGGCTCAAGCATTACCGCACCAGAAGTAAGCACTTCATTCACAAAAATAGATGATAATTTTAAGAAAACATTGTACACTATGATGCAAGATCTAAAATTTGCATTAGAAGGAGGACAAAAGATGATTATAGATGAAGCTGAAACAAAAGTAACAGAACCTGAAGTTGTTGAAACTGAAGCTGAAGCTACTGCTGAAGAAACATCTACTGAAACTGAAATCGCTGAAGAAACTGAAGTTGCAACTGAAGAAGAATCTACTGTTGAAACTGAAGAAAGTTCAGAAGATAAGGACACAGAAGATCAATCTGTTTTAGCAGAAAATGATAATTCTATAGAAGATCAATCTAGTCAAGAAAACTTTACTAAAGCAGATGACAAAGATGAAGACGAAGAAGAAGAATCTAAAGACGCAGATGCTGAAAATGAAGATTCTGAATCTGAGGATGATGAAGACGAAAAAGATAAGAAAAAATCTTATGCTTTATTAGAGTCTGAATTAGCAGAAACTAAAGCAGCTTACACAGATCTTGAACAAAAATATCAAGTTCTTGTTGAGTTTAAAAAACAAATCGATGATGAAAAGAAAGATGCTTTAATCAATAGTTTCTATATGTTGTCTGACGAAGATAAGGCAGATGTTATCGAGAATAAATCAAATTATTCATTAGATGAAATCGAATCTAAACTTTCTGTTATTTGCGTAAGAAAGAAAGTAAATTTTGATTTAGAGGACACTTCTAAAGAAGAAGAAGAAGTAGACAAAGACGTTATGACTTACACAGTAAATGATAACGAAGGTAGTTCTACACCAGCGTGGATCGCTGCACTAAAGAATACTAGAGATAGTAGAAAATAATATTAAGGAGGAAAGACAATGGCAAAAATTGAAAGAATTGGTTACGGACAAGTTGAACCAAATCATTTATCAGCTCAAAGAACTGCACAAATCTATGCTCAATTACCATGCGGAGACGAATTTGTTGAAGCTATTGACGGTGTATTAGAAAATGGTCAATTCGTAAAATATGACTATGCTAATAAAGAAGTTAACTTAACTGGTAAAGGTGAATGGATGTTAGTTTTCAATGAAATCAAATTATATGATGACAGAAAACAAATGTACAGAGACTTCGCAATGAAAAAAGAAGAATGCGTAAATGGTGAAATCGTACCAAGAGTATTTAAAACTAATATAGGAGATATTTATACCACTAACATGGTTGATAGCACAAAAGAATATAAAGAAGGAGCTTTACTAAAAGTTGGAACTGATGGAATCTTAACTACAGGTGGAAGCTTAAACGATGATATGTGTTGGGAAGTTGCTATGGTTTATACTTTAGCAGATGGACAACCAGCTATCAAAATCATGAGGGTTAAATAATTGAGAGGAGGAAATAAGAATGGCATTAAATAAAAGTGAATTAGTAAAATTAGCTAAAACAGTTGCTAGCGCAAATCCTACTTCTCAAGTTGCTTATTCATTTGGAGAAGAAAAATTCAGTTATGCAGATTTAAATGAAACTTTAAGAACTGAATTAAGAGAATTAGCTGGTACATATAGCTTATACAGAGAAAATAAAAACACAATCTTCAGTATAATTGAAGAAACAATCGATGATGTATTACCTAAAAAAGTTATGGAACAATACGCATCATTCGCTGAAATCAAAACTTATGCTCAAGGTGACAAACCTGTTTTCACTCAAAGAATTACTGCAAGTGCTAAAAGAAGAGCTAAAAGATTTGTTACTAAAGTTGGTTTAGCAGGTATTTATGAAGTATTCAAATTAGATGGAAAAACATTAGAAGTACCTACTGAAGCATTCGGTGGAGCAGCTCAAATCGGATTCGAAGAATTCTTAGATGGTAGAGTTGATTTCGCAGACGTATTAGACGTTATTATGGAAGGTTTAGATGAAGCTATCTACATCGAAATTGAAAAAGCATTAAGAGCAACAGTTGATAGTTTACAAGATACTAACAAAGCATCTGAAACAGGATTCAATGAAACAGCAATGGATAACTTAATTGCTATCGCAGACTCATATGGAAAATCTACAATTTATTGTACTTATGAATTTGCTGCAACTATGGTTCCTGCACAAGGATGGGTTTCTGATGATATGAGAAATCAAAAATGGAATAATGGATATTTAGCAAACTATAAAGGACATAACGTAATCGTATTAGATCAATCATTCGTTGATGAAACTAACACTAAAAAAGTTATTGACCCATCTTATGCTTATATCATTCCAGTAGGAGCAGATAAACCTGTTAAAATTGCTTTTGAAGGAAATACTATTGTTGATGAATATGTTAACAAAGATCGTTCAAGAGAAGTTCAAGTTTACAAAAAATTAGGTGTTGCTACTTTAGTTACTAACAACATTTGTGTTTACGTAAATGAAGCTTTAACGCCATCAATCTAATTTTAAATTAGGAAGATAGAAATTAGGGAGAAGACTATGATATATAAGGAAGACTATATCAATTAAAGGTCTTCTCCCGTTTTTTTAGTATATAGGAGAGAAAAGGAGAGAAAATATGTTAGAAGATAAAACTATATTAAAGGTATCAAACAGAGATAATGGAAGCGTTGGATATACAATCCCAGATTTAGGAAACTTACACAGAACTTTCCAACCTGGAGAAACTAAAGAAGTTACTATGGGAGAATTAAGAAAGCTATCTTATTTACCTGGCGGACTTAGCATATTAAAGAATTTATTAATTATAGATAATAAAGAAGCAGTAGAAGAATTAATAGGTGAAGTTGAACCTGAATATTATTATACTGAAGAAGATATTAAAAAATTAATTACTGAAGGTTCATTAGAACAATTTGAAGATTGTTTAGATTTTGCGCCAAGAGGAACAATTAATTTATTAAAGAAATTATCTGTTGAAATGAAATTAAATGATATGGCAAAGAGGAAAGCATTACTTGCGGCAACAGGATTTAATGTTACAAACGCAATTAATGCAAATGAAGCTAGTGTAGAAGAAGACTCTGATGAGACTGAAACAAAATCAAAGAGAAGAGCTGCATCAATAAAAGACGACAGTGATACAAAAATTAGAAGAACTATTACAAGTAGATACAATGTAGTTAAATAAGAAAATTTCGGAGGTGTATTATGGAAAGAACTACTACACCTTTTTCTATGATCTACGATAGCTTTCTATCAAAGATAACTGATGATATGTATATGGAATTAAATGAACTAGATACATTCAGAATGTTACAAGAGCTATTAATAACAGCTACACACAAATTTGAATTTCCACGTTTTGATATTACTGATTTTGAGGAAAGTTATGTAGAGGATGAAGGTACATATTGTGGAGTTGAGAGCGATAATTGCTGCGCTAAAGCACTTATTTATGGCGGCGGTTGCTTTAATAGTGTATTAACTCCAGAAGAAATAAATATCTTATCAACTTATATGATAGTAGAATGGTTAGGACAACAATTAGCTAGTGTTGAAAACACAAGAATGAAATATAGTGGTTCTGATTTCAAATTTACTTCACAAGCTAATCACATGAGTAAGTTATTAAACTTAAAAAGTGATTATGAAAGAGAAGGATTCCATTTACAAAGATTATATAAGAGAAGATTAAAAGATGAAAATGGCATTATGCGTTCTACATTTGGATCTATTATGGAGGTTAGTACTCGTGATTTTATCGAATAATATTGAAATAAAAAACGAAGCAATAGCCTATAATTTAAAAAGATTAACAAATCAAATATATAAGTTATTACCTAATAGAGAAGAAAATATAGATTGGCAAACTCCTTTAAGTACAATAGTAGAAGAGTTTGCGGGAATGAGTCGATTAATGCCAAAACAGCAAGAAAATATATTTCCGCTATTATGTAAACTCGAAGGTTTGCATAGTCTAACAGGAGAAGATGATTTCTTCCAATATAGAAGAACTATATTTGAATGTCTTAATCTAATACAAGTCTTAAAAGATAGTATAGAGGAGGAATAAGATATGAGTTTAGAAACAATGAAAGAAAGAATTAATTATAATGGCGGAAAAGAACAAGAGTCTAGAATGAACGCAGATAAACTACGTACATTAAAAAAGGCTCTTTTATATTCTTACCAAGCAGCAACCGCACGATTAACTGATGGTAGAGAATTTAGATGTTTAATAAATCCTGATAAATTAAAAACAAATTATGATGAGAAAATCATTTCTATTCCATTTTTTGACATACAGCTTAATCCTGAGCTTAAGGAGAGTAAAAAATTTCAAAAAACTTCAAAAGGTGAAGAAGAAATTGGTATGAAGCCCGGAGATGTATTCACATGGAAAGAAACTAACACCGATTGGTTGGTATACTTAAGAAGATATGAAGAAACAGCTTATTTTAGGGCGGAAATCAGAAAATGTGATTACGAAATTAAGGTTAATGATAAAAAATATAAAGTATACATTGGTGGTCCAGATGAATCAGCTATTATTTGGAATAAAGTAAAAAGTGTTGAGTGGAATGATTTAAATTATTCTCTTACAATGTATGTTACAAAAGATAAAAATACCGAAGAATTTTTCCATAGATTTACAAAGGTTGAAATAAATAAAAAACCTTGGGAGGTTCAAGCTGTTGACTCAATTAGTCAAGATGGTATTATTATAGTAGCCTTAAAAGAAACTTATGAAAATAGTATTGAAAAGGCAGTTGAAAAAGAAAAAGTTGATACATATGTTGATTTAACTCAACCATATATAAAAGGACCTGATACTGTTTATCCATATGATGTTGTTACTTATTATATTAAGAATGCGGCAGGTGGCGAATTTGTTGCAGAAGGTTCAGGTTTTGAAATTGCATCTCAAGATGCAGAACATATAAAATTGGGTATCGTTACTGGAAAAAGTGGTTCATTTACATTAAAATATAAAAGATTGGACAAGGAAGATATTGTATTACCAATTACAATAGGTTCTTTATAGAGATAAAAGGAGTGTATAAAAATGAAAAGAGACGTATATACAAATAAATTTGATTCTTCATTTTTATCTTTTGAAGAAGATATAGAAACTATATTGAGGAAACTTTTTATAGAAAGTCATCCTTATAGTGATATATTAAAAAGATTGTTAGTTATAAATACTAAAGACTGTTTAGATAATGAAGATAGTCCCGCAATAAAAGAAAAATTAGAAGGTATGACATTAGCTAAATTAAGACAGGAAGGGTATATAAAGCTTGAACCAAAAATTGCTATGTCAGAACATGAAGAGGTAAAAGCATATATTATTATGTCTTGTGATAATTTCTCTTTAAATAAAACTAATAATCCTTATTATCGAGATTGTACTATTAATTTTGATATTATTTGTCATGTAGATTATTGGGATTTAGGAAATTATCGTATCAGACCTTTAAAAATAGCTGGTTATATAGATGGAATATTAAATGAAGCAAAGTTGTCTGGAATAGGAACTTTTAATTTTTTAGGGTGTAATGAAATAGTATTAAATGAAGATTTAGGTGGATATACTTTATCTTATAGAGCAG